TACCAATCTGACCTTCGCTGCAACACTGCTGTTGGCACTGAGGGTGTTACCGCACACTCTCAAGCCACTGATGGAGAGTTGGAGAGGCTGGGCGAAGGCTAAGTCTATGGCCGACTACATCAAAATGGCAAAACAGCTGTCAACTGCAATGAAGGCCTCTGACAACCAGGTGTACCTCGGATATGCAAACCTGGATCTAGCACCGCTGTTCGAGTGGGAAACAGTGACGAATCGTGGAACTGGCAACCTGGACTGGAACGTGGAAATAAGAGAGAGACGTGATCCAATGCAACTAACGGTTCTGACCCGCGAGGACGTGAAGCCAGAGATAGACCTGTTCATGGCAGACGTGAGATCGAAGGTGAACAGGTACGGCAGGTGCAGGAAGGCAAGGCCAGCTGAGAAAGAAAAAACAGTACTGTACAGGGAGTGGGAGAACTACATGGAGCGCAGGTCCATAGAAACTCCCGCCGGGTCAGCAGCCAGTCTGGATCCAATTGTCGACGATGCCAAAGGTGGGCTAAAGAACGACATAGGCATAGAGCAACCGACAAAGGTGCTGGTCGCGTCCATGATCAAGAACAAGGTACCCATCACATACTTCACTAAACAAGTGCCCAAAGTGATAGGCAGCAAGTCGAAAAAGTTCGAGTGGGCGAAAGAACGCGCATTGTTCGCAGCACTGTATGAACACTACGTCTTGTGTGCGTTTGCATTCCAAAGCTTTGAAGAGTTCTTGCCAGATGATTGTCCTGTAGGCAAGTCAGCTGATGCATCACGGGTGTGTAGGAGGGTGATGGACATGAAAAGAGGCCGAGTCAGCGTCTGTTGGGACGCCAAAAACTTCAACATCATGCATGGGCATCCCAACATGTCACAGGTGATGGCTTCGTACAAGGAGAAGTTTGCAGACACTTTGTCTGATGAACAGGTAAGTGCGCTGGAATGGTTAGAGCAAGCCGAACTGACGCAAGAGTTGCTGATGACAGAGGAAGAGCTAGATGAAGACATATTGGTGAGTGGCATGCGTGATGGATGGATACAGAAGATCCAGCGGAATGGAGGCGAGATGATGCTGGTAAAGCTGACTGGCGGGCTGTACTCAGGACACAGACTGACTATGCTGCACAACACCATCTTCAACAGAGTGTACTACAGGATAGCAGAGAAGCAAGCCGGCATAACATCAATATCTCTACACTCCGGTGATGACATTTTTGCAACGTATGACAGGTATGCCGACGTGTTCAAGATGAAGCGGGCGCTGAACGGTATACGGTATGCATTGCAACTAGGGAAGTGCTTCCTAAACGGTGTAGTGGAATTCCTCAGGATATCGCACAAGAACTCGAACACAAGTCAATACCTATCCCGATCATGCGCGACTGCACTGCATGGCAGAGTGGAAACCGCCGCAGCTACCGACTACCAAGCACTCATATCATCACATCTCCGGCGCGGGAGTGAAATGATTGTCCGGTACGCTGAACGTAAGGCGATACTTGCAATGCAGGTGACACAAACAGCCAGTGCATCAGCTAGGTGGGCCGTTCCATCAATATCGGAAGTCACCATACTGAACACGACGACGATAATGGGTGGCATACGCACGGCTTCAAACGGCAACAACAGCTTCAAGAACTTTGTGGTAGATAGGGCAGCAACTGTGAAGAATGACCTGGTGAAGCGGCTGGCAGATGCACCGGGCATAGTCCAGGCAGGAGCTGAGGTGATAGAACAGCTTGCGGCCAGAACGGATAACCCAAC